GGTCAAATTGGATTGCATCAATTGACTCAGTAGACACTTTTAAAAATTTTATTAAAGTTTTAAATTCAGTTAATGTAAATTTTAAGAATAGTGAACCACATAAAAGGTTGATTCAATTAACGAAAGCTATATATCATGATTTAGAACGTCTTAACTGGGATAAAAGCAAAAAACAATATAATTCACCTACATATTTTCAAAGAATAAGTGAAAATAATATGAAAAATGTACTGAATCTTGGAAGAAGAGATAAAATAAAAAAACCAAAAGAGTGGATATCCGATACACCTATCTACATACATCAGTTTCGTATGATAATGCAAATATTTACACCTACATTCAGGAAATATGTATTGAAAAACAGTATTACATTTCGTACAATGAATAATTTAGCTTCAAATTCAGAATTGATAGAGGAAAGATCCAAATTAAATTATTCAAAAAAACACAAAGGTACTACTATAAGAGAGAATAAGACTTCGAAAGAATTATTAAGATCTTATGCGGAACTGGAAAAAATCACAACTGATCATTTGAATAAGGTAACACATGATAAAAATACTGTAAATCGTCAAACAGATATAAATAAGGATCAACTTGACCGTATTCAAATAAAAAACAAATTTCTTAGACGAATGTTGCTTATATTTTGTATTATTATACTGGTTTTATATTCAACTGATTTAGGTTTACCTAAGACTGCAGGACTCATTATTTCGTTTGGTATGATTATTGGATTAATTGCATATAGTTTTTTGATTTGGACTACTTTAACACAACGTCATGCGTTATCCTACAATCAAATAGTAACATCAAGTCATGTTGTAAATTTGGAAGACAATAACAGATTGTATCAAAATGCCGAACGTTGTAATGCTGATTCTTCTGGATCTGGGGGAGACGGAGAGAACTCGTATTCAATTGATGGATGTAGATAGAATAAGTTTACAATATTGCACTTGTTATTACAACTCTACATAGAGGACAAGCGTTGTGTTTGTGTCGCATTATTTCATAACATGTTCTACAAGTACAATGATGACCACAGGGTAATAGGGTTATATCCGGTCTTGCATCCATACAACACACACATTCTGCGGCCTTATAAACTTCTACTGTTTCCAAAACATTTATAATTTTAACATTTTTACCTTTAACACTATAAAATGGAACACTATTACTCCGTGAAGTTATCTTCAAATCTTCTGGACTGATTTTGTAGTATCTACCTTCTTCGCGTATATTCTTTGGAAATCTACAATTCAAATTGTTATTATAAACATCTTTGTGTTTTTTGCCATTTATATCCACATATGAATCAAACTTTATTCTTAATTTTCCATTTTCCTTAATACATTGTAAGATGATATGTGCCATAAAATTTTTTCATATATGATATTAAGTTAACAATGCAAATCATTTTTACATACTTATGAATAAAACAGTATGAAGAGTATATGTGTGGGATTATAGGTGTTCATACTATAAATAATTCTGAGGATGTAATTTACATTATATTTGAAGGATTGTTGGGGTTACAACATAGGGGTCAAGACGGCGTTGGGATAGCTACATCAAAAAGAATCATAAAAAAAAATGGACTTGTTAAAACATCATATGTCGATAGTGAATTACTAGAATTAAAGAGCAATTGTTGTATAGGTCATGTTAGATATGCTACAAATGGTGTTATAGATGGATTACAACCCTTTTATAGTAGTTTTCCACGAAGAATAACTATTTGTCACAATGGAAATATAATAAATATACAATATTTGAAAAATATTTTGGAATCAGAGTATAATATTCTTACTTCATCGGAATCAGATTCATATATATTTCTTTGTATATTTTCAAGTAAATTATATTCTTTGCTTAAACAATCTAAAACGAATACCATAACTTCTGAAATGATATTTACGACAACTAATTATATACATTCAATAGTAGAAGGGAGTTTTTGTGTAAACATTATAATTGAAGGTTATGGAATGATTTCTATTCGTGATAGATGTGGGATAAGACCTTTAATTTGGGGTATGAAGAACAAAAATATAAATTTAGTTTGCAGTGAATCAACCGTATTGAATATATTGGATTTTGAAATAATTAGAGATGTTAATTCAGGAGAAACTATTATTTTCGAAGATTCTGGTCATATACAAAACCATCACTTTGAATATTCTGTATTAACACCGTGTTTGTTTGAGTACATATATTTTGCAAGATCAGATTCTATTTTAGACAATATAAATGTATTAGATGCTAGGATATCAATTGGGCAAATAATGGGTAAACATATTATGAATAATATAAATGAAGTCATTGATGTTATAGTGCCAGTTCCTGATACGAGTATTACATTTGCAAATGGAATTCAAGATATATTAAAAATACCAATTAGGAATGGATTGATAAAAAATCGTTATATTGATAGAACTTTTATTATGAAAGATCAGACAACAATTATAAAAAATATAAAGAGGAAAATTACGTGTAATGATTTGGTTTTTAGAAATAAGAATGTATTGATAGTAGACGATTCAATAGTTAGAGGTAATACAAGTAAACATATTATAAATATAGTTAAGAAATGCAATCCTAGAAAGATTATATTTGTTTCATGTTCACCGGTAATAAAAAATACGAATAATTTTGGTATTTACATACCAACAAAGGAGGAACTCATATATTATGATTCTCGTTCAATAGAAGATATTAGAAAATATCTTGGTGTAGATTACTTATTTTATAATGATTTAGATGATATTGTTAATGAACTACGTAAAAAAAATGAAAAAATAGATGGTTTTGAGATATCAATGTTTAAAGATTAAATCTTTAAGGTTTTTTCACATATTTTTTTCTTGATTTATAGATTTTTTTGGGTTGAGCATCTGCAATTTCCTGACACATTTTTGCAGTATATTTTTTGGTTTTGGAGAAATTTGGTAAAGGATAAAATGAGACCTTTCCATTTTTATTTTTTTTCATTATGAAATGGGATTCTTTTTCATGATTTTTCCAAATAGACCATTCGGTTGTGATACTCATGACTTTCTCATTTTTAGGTACTTCTTTTAACCTTGATAATATATAATCGTTACATGGCATATCTCTTTGTTTACAAATACTTTTATTTGTATTATTTATTTTAACATACCATCCAAATTGACCCAAATGCAAATATACATCTGAACCGTTAAATACACCTATATGTTTAGGTAATTTCATATATTCGATTGCTTCTTCTACGGTTACATCATCTGGTTTTGATCCATAGGGCATTGGTGAATATTTTTCAATAGCATTATTTGTCCCTTCTGCCAAAGCAAAACCATTTTTATTATGTACAACTCCGATGATTTTATTCGTATCTTTATTTTTATGGATCATTTTAATCCAATTAATAGTTCTTTCAGAGTTATTCATCAACGATGGTGCGGGTTTTATAGCATCTATACAAGATTTCATTTTGGAATAGAAGTCATTCACAAATGATTTCCATTCAATTTGACCATTTGCAATAGCGTCAAGTGACGTTTCTAATTGCGATGTAAAATCAAGTTTAATAATGGGTGCACAATTCATTTCTAGGAATTCCGTGACGTTTTGTCCTAAAGGTGTAACAATACACACATTTTTCTGTCCTCCTATCTTTTGAATATATTCTGAGGCTTTTATCTTGTTATTGCTCCAAGATACTTGTCTCATTGACACATCTAGTGATGGGTTCTTCCCCATAGTAATATATCCTTTTTGTTGAATCTTTTCAACAATTGAACTAAATGTAGATGGTCTACCAATACCTGTTTTTTCAAGAGTTTTAATAAGATCAGCGGTAGAATAAGGCGGTGGTGGCTTTTCGACGCATTCCTTTAAAGATAATGCATTTATAGGATATTCGCGTCCAATTTCGAGATTATCATTTATGATTGCCTCCTTTTTACTTTTATCTTCCATTGTTTTTGAAATATCACTGTCTTTATTTGAGGTAGGATACCTCAGTTTTTGATATCCTTCAAATGTAAGTACTTTAGATATAGATTCCCATGTATTTTTTTCATTACCGGATGATGATTTTGAAGTATCTTGTGTAGGTTCAAACAATGATACAAATTCATCATATTTAGATGATGACATAAGTGATGCAACAGATCTCATCCAAATCAGAATAAATATTTTCATTTCCCCAATACCAATTGAATTGTCAGGTATGTTGTTAATTTTAATTGGCCTAATCGCTTCATGTGCTTCTTGAGCCTTTACACTTTTTTTACTTGTTCTTTTTTTGTGCAGAGTTCCAAAATATTTGTCACCATATGTATTTATTATGTAATCTTTTGCGATTAATTTAAATTCATTGGATAATTCAGTAGAATCGGTTCTCATATATGTAATGTAGCCTCCTTCGTATAATTTTTGAGCATACGCCATACATTGTTTTGGATTAATACCATGTCTTTTGTAAGATTCTTGTTGTAGAGTTGATGTTGTATGTGGAGGCGGAGCAGATTGAGTTCGAACTGCTTTCTTCTTTGAAAGGAGAGTCATGGTTTTTTTATTTGCTATATTTTCAATCCATTCAGACATGTTATCCCGTATGATAGGTCTCGTTTTTTTTGTTATTTCAAGTATGATACTACGATTTATCTTTAATTTACCATTTGCTGTAAAATATTTATCACCACATTGTTGCTCTTTTTGTCTATCCATACAAATTTTGACTGCAGGGGATTGACATCTACCTGCTGAAATTCGTCCTTGAATATTTTTCCACAAAATAGGAGAAACAATGAAACCATATAAAATATCTACAACTCTTCTTGCTTGTTGTGCATGAAATAGATTCATATCAATTCTACCAGAATTTTCGATTGCATCTGTGAGTGCTTTTTTTGTAATTTGATTGAATCGTATTCTGTCTGTTTTTGAAGGATTTAATGATAAAACTCTCATTAAATTCTCTGCAATTGCCTCTCCTTCACGATCCATATCTGAAGCGATTATCACTTTTACACCCTTCCTTTTGCAAGATTTTTTTAGTTCTGATACAACTTTATGTTTATCTTTTGTAATTTCGTATGGTAATTCAATATTATTAGGATCAAACCATTTGATACTAGGTGGTATATCCATAATATGTCCAAAACTTGCCATACATTTTACATTAAGTAATTGTTCAATTTTTTTACATTTACCTGGTGATTCAACAATGACAACAGTATCACGATTCATATTTATTAATATATTTATTAATAAACTCTTTGTAATCTATTCATTTTTTATAATCTATTCATTTTTATAAAGTATTTATTATATATTCAAACTTAGACCTGCGGATGTATCTTTTTTAGGTCGACCTCGTTTTCTTTTAGGTGGTGCGGGGGGTGGTACTTCATTTACTTCTGGGATAGAACGTGTATCACTTATATTGCCTACTTCTACATCTCTAAAACTTTGTATTTGATTTAAGATACGGTCTACATCACTATCACTTGGACCCTTCATAGTAGGTTCTTTATTAACATTTACTTCTGATGGAGGATTTGGTACTGGACGATGTGCCATTCTTGCATTCGTATGCTCATTAATCATATCACCCATAACGTTTTGAAATCCAGTATCATCCGGTGCAGCACTGTTTACAGCAGCGGATGCAAATTGTTTCATAAGATCAGGGTTTTGTTTTAGTATGTCTTCCATACCTGGCATTGAATTTTTAAATAGTGAATTTGTCATATGGAACATGACAGCACTTCCACCCAACATCATTAACAATTTCAATTCAGGTGCAATTTTGGCTTTCGTTTTGTATTTATCATGAAGTTCTTCAAATACTTCGTCGTAATCATTAATACTTTCATGTATACTTTCAG